GGGATAACCTAATAATATACTAATGATACGGCTTCCCCCATAAGCTGCGCTAATGGGCGGAACATCAACAACAGCGACTGGGGCCACCGAGTATCCAACAACCACGGGCATAACCTGGACGCAGCGCAGGGGCCGCAGCTCTTACGCCACGGCCCCTGCTGTCTCAATCGGCTGTCTTGAACGTCTTCCATGGCTTCCAATCGTCATCATCCAGCATCCGAATACAAAACTCAGGGTGAGCATAGCTAAACGCCGGTGTGAATATCTGCATCAGACTTCCGTGAGGTTGGCTGTTTTGGTTGCTGGCTATTACCCAGAGACGGCCACCAGAAGGCCCCGGCATATTGGCAACCTTGGCCGCAACGCTGGCATTCTGGACATACCCCGCAAACCCGATTTCACGATAGTCGTTGAAGTCGCTGCCCGCCGGGATGCTTTCTCCAAACGTCCCTATTGGCGTGGGTGTCCCCGGTGCCGTTACATAGCATCCATTGCAACCAAATACCATTTCGATGGTTTTGCCGCCCAGCGTGGACAGGGAATTGCCGGACATGATCGCCCTATGCAACATCGCATTGCTGAGATACTGCAGCCGGTAAAACCGTGCGACGCCATAGGCCGCCGTTAAATAAACGGATGCCCCCATGGAACGGATAAAGGCGTGGCTGTCCCGGAGATCAAGTCCGTGGTGCGGTAACTGGATCACGTCCACGCCCTGCACGATGGGGAACATCTTATCTTGTGCTGGCTCCTCGATGTCACCGGTCAGCGCCAGAACCTTGTCCCCGACTCGCAGCCGCGCGCACATGGAAAAGTTGTTGTAATTGGTGTTGCCGGTGTCGGCCAAATCCTCGTCCAGCGTGTAGTTGTAGTAGCCAGCGATGGTTGGTGCTGCGACATTGTAAAACTCCAGATATACGGCCTTGGACACTTGTACCATCATGCCCTCCGTGGCGGGCTCCACGATCACGCCGCCCGCTGCCGTGATTGCATTCTTGATGCTGGTCTGGACATCCTGATAATTCACGCCTTTGAATGCATCCCAACTGACAGCGCCGTTCGGCAGATACCACTTTTTCACAGGAATCCCGCTGTTGAGAATTGTCGTAACGCCCGCCAGTGTACAATGGTCGCTGTGATAATGGGAGCCGACGAATGCCGTAATCGTCTTGACTCCATTCTGCCGCAGATACTGCAGCAGCCGGGTGGCGCTGTCATTGCCATGGTCGTAAACGACGCAGAAATCTTTGTTGTGAATCACCATGCAGAGGGAATATCCGCGATTAGGATCGCCGGACACTGCGTCTGGTGCCGACAACATCGCTAGCGTAGCAGTCACCTTTAGGTCCCCGATTGCCTCCTCGTTCGCTGCAATGGACTCTTTCGCCGTGCCAATGCTTTCTGTGTTGGCGTCCACCTTTGCCTGTATGTCTGCCAGAATCTTCTCGTTGACCAGCTTCTCCAGCCGCCCGTCGTTATACATTATCGTGAGTTCGTCCCTGACGTGCTGGGGGATATCCGTGTTGTCCAGAATGTCCTTGGTGTCCTTAACCGTTTTCAACAGCCAATCCAAGTTGAGATCGTGTAAATTTGTATAGGGGAAATGTTCAAACGCCATTGTGTTACCTCCTTAATACACCAACAGAGTGAATCTGCTTTTGAAGTCGTTGACGATGATGTCCACCATGGATAGCTTGCGCCGAAGGTTGACTTCCTCCTGCACCATGGCCGTCGAGGTGGTCACGCCGATGTTGCCGTGGATGCGTCCGTGGTGGTCGCTGTTGGAATCTGCGGCGCTCTGGCTGCCGTCTCTTGGTGTCATTTTGCCGCTGTCGAAGCCCGCCACCTCACTGCTGCCTGCGCCCTCGGAGTGTGCCGTGTCCGTCCAGTCTTCAAACCGGTTATAGTTTTCGATAGGGTCGTACTCCGCCGTGATGGCCCGATACTGACGTTCCCAGCTTGGCAGCATAGATTTAGACCACAAGCCGATGGCCATTTGCAGCACGACCGGCACCGGATACAGCACCTCCAGATCGGCACACTCCAGCAAAATGCTGTTGACCACTGTATCGCGGTCGACGCCTTCCGGCACCTCCAGCCGGTCGAAAATCTGGCCGTCATAGTTATAGATGCCCAGTACAGATAGCTTACTCCGCATTGTCAGACACCTCCCCCGTCGGCTGCATGGACTGCTCCGGCTGATTGCGCCAGTCCACGGACAAGTCAATACCAAACATCTTGCTGGCATCCTCGCAGCCCTGCCGGAGGGATTCTAGCCACAGCTCCGGGAGATTCCGGGTTTCCACATTGTTGGCGTTAACTTCGTCGGAGATCAGCCGTTCCTTTTTGTCGGTGTTGGCGTTGGGGATTCCAACCTTGGTGTCAAATTCGGTCTCGATTTTGCGCAGATCGGACAGAAGGTCGCTGACAATGTAGTTCTGACCGACATTTTGCTGGAATGACTCCCAGCATACCGTCCCATCATCGTTATACAGCGCCTTGTCCACCACCACAGCAGGTTCCCCGCTTGCGATACGGTCATACAGTTTTTTCAGACTTTCCGCCGCATTTTTGTTAGATGCTGTAAACACATAGGACAGCTTACTGTTAAGCAGATTGACGTCCACCGCCTCGGAGGCCAGCGCCATCTCCTGCGCATAAAAGCTTACCAGGTCCATGATGCCGCAAAAGTCAGGCTGCAGCTTCAGCAGCACACAGTTTTTGCCGATTTCCGGCTCCAGCGTGTGGCTGATTAGGGGGTTTTGGATGATGACGGACCGGGGCTGGTAAAAGACATTATAGCCTTTTAGGCCGCAGCCCTGCGGGATAACGCCGAATTTGTCCGTGTTGACGATGGCGACGAAGCCCCAGCAGTACAGGGTATAAAGGAAATAATCCCGACTCCATGTGCTGGGCATTCCCCATTTGAACACGCTAATGGCTTTTTGCAGCAGATAGCGCTGGAAAAACCTCGTCAGCCCTACATTTTTGACATGGACGGTGTTAGGCGTTGTCTGGGAAATGATTGTGTTTTGATAATCGTAAAAGATTGGTGCGCCGGTCATAGTTTTCGCCTCCTCATGATCCACCAATATGGAATTCGATATTGCGTAACATTCTGCGCCGCCTTGGTGGTCTGCGCCGCCTTGGTGGTCTGCGGCTGCTTGTCATCGCCTGGTCGCCGGACGGGGGTCTCTTGGTGGTTGCCGCTGTTATTCATATAGAAACCCCCCCGTCAAATATCCGCTGATCGTAACCATTTCGCTTTGGGTACAGGGCAGGGACATTTCTGGGTCTGCGTGGATTTGGTACCCCGGCAGGGTGTCAATTCTTCGCACCTGACACAAGGGCCTCCCACGATCCGCATTGTTTTCATCCACAATTTTGATAAAGGTCGCAGACAGCTGCGGCGGTGTGCTAAGCTGTGATGCTGACCCATTTACTCCGAACGTGTTAACTTTGCCCATCACACTGTTGACCGCATTTCCAATGCCTACAACTGCACCAATGGCGTTACCGGCAACGGCGCTTGCAACGCCTCCGACGGCGGATACAATAGCGCCGCCGACATTATGCGTTACTTGCGACAGCTGCACCGGCTGCCCCACTTGGGCGACGGCCAAAACTCTGCGGCCACCGCCGATGGTAGTAGTTAAAACGCCTTCTCCGGTGATGTCATCTACTTGGATATCGAATGTCACACTTGATACGTCCTTTAAGTCTTCGGGATCCAGACTGATGCGGCCCCACGGTCTGCAGTCCAGCACATAGGACGCATATGGCGCACAATTTAGATATGCGCCACGGTCGCCAGCCTGCGGATGTTTTGGCACATCCAGTGTAAAGTGCGCAATATGTGCGCCCCCCGTCCGCGTAAATAGTCCGACAATGCCGGTGTCCCACCAGCCAAGCTTTACGGCGGTGGCTCGGCCTCCACCGCCTGCGGGGAATGGCAAATATAGAACAGATCGCAAATACTGCATGGGATCAAACGCTGCTTTAGCCATCCAATCAACGCCCGCGGCCACGCCCTGATAAAAGGCGTCCGAAAACGCCGCCTTACTGAAATTGGTAAACTCCTCCGGCGTTAAAATTGCATAATCTGTAATACCGCCGTCTGCGATGGTGCCAACAATATACTCCCCCTGCAGGTCAAACGGCGACTTTGCCGTGCTAACGTCCAGCACAACGTCCATCTTGGCCGGGTATAACGTATCTTGGATGTCACCATCAAACGCGGCAGCGCTGCGCAGCACATAGGCGCTTTGTCTGCCGATTTCTGTCTTCCAGCTGGCCAAGGCGTCCACGGAACAGGATGCGATCCACTGGCCGTTGCTAAAAGTCCATCCAGTGATCCAGTAATACCGCTTAAACGTGTCTACATAGCAGTAATTATATTGCGTGGGATTGCTGCTGCCACCACGGAAACTAAACACAAATACCGGATTTAACAAGGCGAAGTCGTTGTTCGTCTCGCAGTCCACCATAGTGGCGTCGCTGTCCGACGGCCTTTTTGTACTGTTTTCTTTCTTGGAAAACTTCCACAGCATTGCAGGAAACATTGATATCACCACCTTCGTAAATGGCCGGGCGGCTGAGCCGCCCGGCCTTGCGCATTAGTCAAGCAGCAGCACAACGCCCTTTTCCGTGTGGTCGTTGTAGATGCGCTGCGTTTCATGCATCCAGATGTTGGTATAGCCTCCTCTGGAGTTGAACGGAGACGGATTGCTCCAGCTCTGGGTGGTGGCCACGCCGACGGCCTCGGTGTCGATGATGACGCCGAAGATCCCGGCCTGCTTGATGGCGTCGGTAGATACCGTCACGGCGCCATTGGTGCCGATCCGTGCCACCTTCATGTTGATGCTGTCCGGGGTTTCGGCAGACTGCCAGAAGTTTACGGTCTCCGTCTCCGGCATGGTCAGCAGTCCGTCGTGGTAGGTGTCTGCGATGGCCATCATGTTCATCTGATGGCGGGCCGGAGCGTACAGGAAAGCCCGCTGCATGGCCTTGGGCGTGTGCCGGATGACGTGCTTGCCGTTGACCACCGTCTGGAACAGCTCCGTTCGCTCCGTCATCATGTCGGAGATCTGGGCGATCCTGGCATAGGCCCACTGGATAAACGCCTTAAAGTTTGCGGGCTGATACACCTCCTGTGGAGTTGTAAACTTAAGCCCGGTCGCCGCCGCATACTCCGTCAGCAGATGGACAACGCGGCCCTCCAGCGCCTCGCTGACCACCCCGCCGATAAAGTTAGCCAGAGCAGCGCGGGAAATATTTTCCCGGATGTTTTCCAGCTTATCGGACATATTCCCTGCGACCATGCCCATAAAGCTTCCCAGCTGTTCCGGGCCGGTAAAGGCATTGTCCAGCTCATCCTTAAAGATCGTGTACCAGTCTTCCCACACATTCACGCCGTAAAAGTTGGTTTGAAGGATCTCCGGCTTGTTGATGACCTGCTGGTCTACGCTCTGGCCGTTACCCAGAGGGTTGTCTGCCTTTGTATCATCATATGCCACCGGCCACTTGCAGCGATCATCCTCGCTGATGGGCTTGTCTGCAATGGATAGCTTGCGGACGTGGTTGCCCCACTGGGATTCCGTCTTTTCCAGTCCCTTAAATTTCCTGGAATAGGGACGTGTGGAGAAGATGGTGCGTGTCAGCACCTGATTGATGGCGTTGAATACGGGATCGTAGCCCGTGGCCAACGTGGTGGTTGCGCAGCTGATAAAGCTGTGGATGTCAGTTGCGGCCATAGCCGACTGACCGGTCGCCTGCTGTTGGATGCTGTTCAACAGCGTGGCGGCCTGCTTAAAAGTCATTTCACCAGCCATAATTTTACCTCCTTATTGTTACTTTTTCGGGTGAAATTCGGGAGGGTCAATGATATTTGCCAAAATATCATCGGCCGTTTCCTCACGGGGCTGCGCGCTATTAAGGATAGCGCTTTGCTGTATCTGGGTGGTCAGTGCGTCAAGCCTGCCCATCAGATCCGCATAACCGTCCGGCTGATGTACCGGCTGCTGTACCGGCTGCTGTACCGGCTGCTGTACCGGCTGCTGTACCGGCTGCTCCTTGGCAGCCTTTGCGATGACGGCAATCTGCTCCGCCGTGTAGCCAGCAGTTGCCAATGCGATAATCTCACTTGCTTTCATACTTTTCCTCCTTTATAAAAGCATCGAATCCGTGTGCTTTCACGGATTCCAACATTTTTTCAGCGTTTTTCCGATCCCGGAACGCTCCGACTTGGACACGATACAGTGTTTCGGTTCGGGGCGCTTCGTCCGGGGCCTTGTAGGGTGCTCCGAAATATTCGCACACGCCCTTGCAGATTGCTTCAGCGATAGTTTTCGTATGGGTGATGATCCAGCGGGCCGTCTCGGGGACGTCATGAAACTCGCATTCGCAATACACGGTCGGGGCCGCCGGTTTGCGAATTTCATACAGGCTTGCGTCTGCGCTAATGTTGTCAGACGTGCCCGGTGTCAGCGGCGCAAGATTGTTATAGACGAACAGACCCGCCTTGCGGCCTTCGCCGGTGTTGTCATAGGTATAGATGCGTGTGCCGGACACCTCGCCGTTGCAGGCATTGGTATGGATAGGGATGTACAGGTCTGCGCCCCATGCGTCAGCACTGGCACATTTTGCAGCCATGTCTTGATAATGCATAAGCACCACGGAAAAACCGCAGCGCATCAGCGCATCCTCTAACGCCAGGGCGATTTTGCCGCACTGGATTGCCTCGCTGGTATTGCCTGTTGCGTACCGATTACGAGTCTGATCGCTGGGACTCAGAAAAATTTTCTTCGCCATTGTGTGCTGTCTCCTTCCGAATGATATTGTCGATACCTGGCGTAAACACTTTCAAATTTTCGATGATGCTGCCGATCTCCATCAGCGCCACATAACCGCATCCGGTCTTAAACAGCGGCAGGCCCGCATCCAAGCCTATGGCCGCCGACTCGATCTCCACCAGATACAACAGGCCCAGCACCAGGATTTCCCCCGCCTTGTGGAAAAGCCCGTCGCGCATCACGCTAGACTTAAACTCTTTGCTGTACAGCGCTTTCAGCAGCCCGGACAGGATATCCGCGATAATAAAGACTGCTACACCAATTACATAGACTCGCATATGACCACCTCGATGTTATTTTCTTGGAGGGAGGGCACCAGGAGCCTGTCAAACTCACGCACGCCCTTCCGGGGCTGACATTGTGCGGCCCTCCCTCCCCTTACATAATACCATACTATAAAAAAAAGTCAAGAATTTTTTAGAATAGCACTTGACTTTATATAAACTCTATGCTATACTATATTTACAGTACAGGTGCGGACAGGCCAAAGGGCCGGGAGCTGCCTTGCCGCGAATGCCCGTGGTTCTCCACCTGCTGCGCTATGGACGAAAACTATGAGGAGGAATAAAGTCATGAAGAAGATCATCAACAACAAGGTGTACGACACGGGAACCTCCACACGGGTTGGCCGTGCAAGCACGGGTGCGGTGTTATACCGCAAACGCACCGGCGAATATTTCATCTTCGGCGAAGAATGGATTCTCCCGCTTACCTTTTTCGAAGCCAAGAGTTGGGCGGCATACAATCTGGACACTGACACATACCTGTCATTGTTCGGAGATGTCGCCGAGGATAGCCGACGTGTGACGATCACACTGTCCATGCGGGCCGACACAGTCGATGCGCTGCGCCGCGCCGCGTCGAAGGATGGTCAAACCTTAAGCGCATACGCAGAAAACGCGGTGCGCACAGCAATATTATTATGGGATAAATAATGACACACAAAAGAGGAGCTGTGAGCTCCTCTTTTGTGTGTCATGCCATGTACTTAAGCAACAAAATCTCGCAGAGACGTTCTTCAAATACCACCCGTCGCTGCATATAGGCTTCCCACAGCCATGAAAACGCCACCTTAAAACGCCGCAGCTCGGACGGCCCAGTGCCGTAATGTGGCGGATTGCCGGAGGAATGCGTGCTAAAATAATAGTCCTTCTGGCCTTTGATGCGGTAAGCGGTCAGCTCCCCGACGGTCACAACCGGCACCAGCTGGTGCAGCGGGAAGGGCTGGATCCGGTTTTCACCGGCTCCGGCAAAAGTGTTCCCAATGGCCATCTGACTGTATTCCCCGTCTTTTGCAAGTTTGTAAAGGGCTGTCGCAGTTTTCTCACGGGAAATAGGGGACTTTTGCAAAATAATCATACAAATACCACGCTTTTGGTCTATGTAAACCTCTTGTCCTTTGCGGCGCATCGACTCCGCTTTTCGGACAAGCCCCAATTCCAAAAACACGGGATTCCCCAAATCATTGGCATTGGCAAGACATAAAAGCTGGCAAGCTGCACCGCCGTCCAACTCCCGGTTACGGTTGATCGTCTCATAGGCATTAAACAGGGCTGCCGCTTCGTTTTTGATGGGTCGTTCATGGGCTTCTGGAATAAACTCGTCAAAGATAATCAAATCCACGTCGCTGGCATCAAAGCCGCGCATATTGGATATGGTGGACAGTGCGCAGGTATAGCCAATGCAATCCCCAGTCACCTGCGGTATTCCGTGTTCATCCAGCTGCCCTTCGTAAAACCCCGCCGTGTATTTACTCAGCGATTTGCTGACCGTGCATTGATGGTCGGCACGGTCGACGGCCTTAAAGGGGGAATACTCCGGCTTGTTGATCAAATCCACCTGAGATTGCATCCGACGGAGCAGCATAAAGCGCGCACCCTTGGCACGATACCTCCGACGCGCTTCACGCAGCGCGCCGAAGGTTTTACCCGTGCCACGACCGCCCACTACGAAAATAAACGGCTGCTCACATTTCAGGATATCGGGGATGTTCAGATAGCCGCGGGGGTCGTAAAGATTCATACCCGCCTCCGTCAAAACGGCAAGTCCTGTTTTATTGCCAGAGCGACGCTGACCATGTCGAGGATCAGACTTGTTTCGTCCTGACTAAAGCGCTTGTAGACAACCCCCCAGTACTTCCCATCCTTCCCTTTGCGGGAGGGGAGTCCGATAAAGTCGCCGTTTTTGCACTCCACCACACGGCAGCCGTAGATGGTAAAGTCGTCGATGGTCAGGTCAAACAGCACGTCCTTGTCAAACTGCACTGCTCGCCTCACGGCATACTCGTGATTGTAGGTCTTGGTCTCACTCGTTGTGTTACGGTTTCTCATAATATTCCCTTTCTGCGTGTTAAGCCCGCCAGCTTATAAACATTATTTATCCCGGAACCGATGCTTACATAGCAAATAGTAATCGGGATCGCTTAAGATGTCCTCATAGTCCTGTGTAATGCCAACACGGTAGGTGCTATCCCGGATCAGGATGTTAGGCACCATCTCAAAACGATGTCCCTGCCATTCCTCCGTGTGTGGCACCACATCATCATTATAAACGCTCTCCGTGCCGCCAGCGTCCACAAACAAAAAGCCGGACTTAAAAGCAGTAATACCGCCATGCTTGTCAAGTTCTGCGCCGCCCTTCTCCTTGTTCACGCCTGCGATGGTGCAGCGGCATTTGCCATCTTCATAAACCGTGACGTATTTCTTGGCCCCCAGACTGACAAAATGGTTAGCCGTATGCTCTTGCTCATAGACACCCATGTAATGTTCCTCGCCGTGGGGATCCGTTGCGTGGGCTCCCGACCGGAGACTGTCGGCCATTCGCTTCTGGTTGTATTTTGACCAGTCCACATCGCCAATGTACTTGACGGAATCGGTATCACAGTAAATAGGCCAGCTGTGTCCACCGTCGGCCACACGCAAACCTTCCTGCAGTCGGAACCTCCCCCAAGCTGTCACCCAGACCCCCCACTGATAGCACAAAAACGCCCGTTTGCTGTTGGCGTTCAGCAAATCCTCGATCGGCTCGTCCTTCTGCCGGAACAGCCAGTCGCTGCCTTCTTCAAACAGAATGGATTGCTTTACAGGGTCTTGTGCCATCATGCCATACAGGGAGTTCAACAAATTTTTACTTTTGCTGTAAAAAGGCGATTCGTGGCCGTGTTCGTCCAACACTCCCTTTAGCCTTGTCTTGGTCTGGTAGTAGTCGATGGTGCAGCGCACCAGCGGTGCAGGCAGCCAGTCATATCTGCTATGGTAGCCTGTCAAGATCTCGATGTCACTAAAATCGTACTGGTCTAAAAGGATGCGTAGATCAATATCTGTGATCGTAGTCTCCAGCATCTCCGCCGACAGGATGCGGCCATTGTCCAAAACAGGATGGATCGTGTTGCGACATTTGGCATAGCTGATATAAGGGAATCCCCATGCCGGATCTGACAAGGACACATCCCACAGACGGACACGGAGCAACAGCGCATAGCCACGATGATACAAAACCGTGGCACGGTCAATGCCTCCGTCAAAGGCGTAAAAGCGGCCCATGGGAAACTTGCAGTTACACATCACATCGGGATAACTGCTGCTGCGATCTGCGCTATGGACATTGTCCAGCACCTTACCGGCAAAATGGCGGTTGCAATGGGTGTCCCCGCCCCGGAACGCCTCCCGCAGCATTTTATACAGCTCCACGTCCGGCTGCAAGTCCCGAATCATTTTGCTGGAACAAAAACGCATCGCCCGCTTACAGTCACGTCGGACATAACCGGTGCTGGTCATGGGAACGGAATAAAGGTTGTCCTTATCTCTGGCCATTTCGGCCTGATACGCTTCCACCAGCCCCAAAACGTCGTTCTGGCAGTATTGCAGCTGCCGGTCGGTCAATGGTGTGTCCGGAAAGCGCAGTTCCTTATAGTCAAACTCGTCGCCGTCCAGCTTCTGGTGGTCAACGTGCATCTTTTTGGTATACTGCTTCAACGACATATTGCTATGCAGCATGGCGCAACGAAATTCCAAACGCTTGTCTGCCATCGTGCATTTCAGGACCCGCCGGGAATCCACGGCAAAAACCTCGTCCGGCTGAAATGTGTAAATCCCACGCAGAAACTGAAATTCATACGACAGATTGTGTACCAGCACAACCAACGATGCGTCGCCGTGATCGTCCAATGCACGGAGAAGCCGCTGCATAAATAGGCGCAGCTCTGACCATGTGCGGCCATAGACCGTGTAAAAGTCTCCAAATTGCCACTGCCAGATGTAAAGCATGGATTCCTCACGCTCTGGGTGATGACTGGTCTCGATATCAAAGGCAGTGATGATGTCCAGATACTTGCGCTCTTGCTTTTTCGCAGGGTTTCCACGCTTGCGTTTAACAAACACCACTTGCATCAAAAATGCCAAATCAACATCAGTGGCCCGTACCATAGGTGTTGTTTTCATCGCATCTTATCCCGCACAGATTTGGCGCTCTGCCGCTTACTGGGATCCCGCCGGAGATATTGCCGTGCCGTATTTGGATCGTCGGTGATGTCTATCTGTTCCAAATAAAAATCAAAATTCGTTTTCACACGATCCAGGGGGATTTTCGAATATTTGGCGCTCCGGTATAAGGCCACGACCTCCTCGAAGACGTACCTTTGCCCCTTCAATTCACGGGCAAATTCCAAAAACTTGGTAAACTCCTCATAATTGGCCACGTTTAGCCAGTTCATGCCCCAACGATCCTTAAAGGTACTAATGGACTTCCGCACCTGCAACCGTGTCCCGGATAGTGTGCTGGTTCGGGATTCCAGATAGCTGGCCAACTCGGAAAGTCCCGCTGCCAGCTGGCGCTTGTTCAATTTATAAGGGGATGATGCGCCGGTCAGAAAATGCTTATTTGCTCGGTACGCATAACTGTCCTCATACTTTGTACCCTGAAACGCTTTAAGACGGGCCTGCGCTTCTATCCGCAGCGCCCTGTACTCGGCCAGTAGCTGCTTTTTGTTATAGCGCTCAACCAACGCACTAGGCAGCTGATAGTCGCTAATGGGAAAAGAATATCTGATTCGGTGGCCCTTAGCGCTGCCCTTTGGCTTAATTTTAGATTTTTTCGACTTGCTGGCCATATGCCACCCATCCCTTCTGCTTCAGATCCGCACGTCTGCGGTATGCCTCCATGGGATACCAGCCGCATCTGGCGCACTCACTATCGCCGATGTTGCACTTAACGCCGATGTTACACTTAACGCCGATGTTGTAGGGACAAGGCTGTTCGCCGGTTTTTTTATTCTTCGTCATACTCTATCGCCTCCAACCATTTTAATAATAGCCACGCCACACCTGCGGATACTATGATCGCTAATAACAGCATGATCAAACCTCTCTTTCCTTTAGCCGCGCATAGCGGTTAAATCTGGGACTGCTAAACGGCGACACGGCCTGCGCCTTCTCTCGCTGGCGATCTCGATCCGCATAGCCAGCCATGCGCTGCCGGTCGTATTCCTTAAATTCACGGCACACGCTCCGACAATTAACAGTCCTTTGCTGGCAGTCTTTCGTACATGGGCATTTCATCTGTGTTGTTCCCCTCCTCCAAATAGTCGCACCACGGAAAACACGATACGTCCGATCCGATTGCCGGACATTCCAGCGGATCAGGACAAATGCAAATTAACATTCTGCACCGCCTTCCATCTTGCCCCCCGTTGTACCCTGCGCTGCTATTAACTGCGCAACCTTCTGCAGGTTCCCTCGGAATACCACAACCATAGAAGGAAACGGGGCCGGGTTGGCCGCTCCCCCAAACCTCAACCGCCCCCTCACAAAACGAATCTCAGTCTTGCCATATATGTACTCGTGGAACCACTTGGTGTCCGTCCGTGCGGGCAGCAGCATCACTACCACCGCACCAGCCTCTGCCGACAAGACCGCTCTCTCCACCCATTTGCCTATTTGACGGCCATATGGCGGATTGCACCATACCACGCCCTCCCATGGCTGGGTAAGCCCATCCTGCTCCGGCGTGTAATACCGGGTAGTCTTTGCGTTTTCCGGCAAGGCGCAGACGTCCAGATTAAATCCAAATTCCCGGTCCAGTTCGTTGAAAAAGTCCTGCGGTGTCGCCCAATTATCCGTCTCGCTGCTGAACATCAAGCTTGTATCCATCACGCCACCTCCTAAAGCTGTTCATGCCTTGTATTCGGCATACGGCACGTACTGCCAGACGAGGGCATCAACGCCTTCAGGACAGTTTCGTTCATCACGGACACAAACGTTTTCCTCATCAACATACCAACCAGCGCACTGATCAAAGAACTCTATCCAAGTATCCCGACTGATAAAGCCGATACAAGCCATCTGGTAGAAAGCATCCCATATTTTATCAAACTCTTTCTGATCTCCCGAATAGTTCACGATGGTTTCCTTCATGTTCTTCAGGTTTAGCAATTTGCAGTTTTTCATATTCAATTCCCCCTGTATATCAGAGATATCCTCGGAGCCACTCTCCGGCCCACCACTATTATACCGCTTCTGACAGTATAATTGACAGTTACAGTTTAGTTACAGTTTAGTTACAAAACAGTAACAGCCGGTGGTTGCGGCCTTGGTTACCGGATACTCGGTAGCCCCAGTCGCTGTTGTTGATGTTCCGCCCATT